AACAAATATCTTGATGCCACATCTGCGGTAGATTCGGCAAATAATACATTAGAAATTGCTGGTGTAACTCGTATATTTCCGCTTTCAGATTCACAAGCAAGCGTTAATATGTTTGACTTGCGTTATCAATTACGCTTAAACGAATTATATGATTTTACTTCTGCCTCATATATTAACTATACATTAACTCAACAACATTTACGTTCATTAGAGATTATGTTTACTGGTGAAGTTCCTATTCGTTTTCAAAGACATATGCAGAGATTGTATATTGATTGGGCATGGGGTTATGATGTTAATGTAGGTGATGTGGCAATTTCTGAATGTTATGCACTCATTAATCCAGACACTTTCAATTTGGTGTGGAATGACCGTTGGTTAAAAGAATATGCTACCGCTCTCATTAAGAGAAGTTGGGGTGCCAATATGAAGAAGTTTGGTGGCCTACAATTACCTGGTGGTGTAACCTTAAATGGTGAAGATACCTATAATGAAGCTGCAGCAGAAATTGAAAGACTTGAAAAAGAAATGGAAATGAATTACGGTGCCCCGTTGGAATTTTTCATGAACTAACATGGCAACTTCTCAATACTTCAACAACTATGCGTCACTCAGCGAACAAAGGTTAATTGAGGACCTAATAACAGAATCCATTAGAATTATGGGTTTTGATTGCTACTACCTACCCAATGATAATGACCAAGCTCGTGATTTATTATTTGGTGAAGATCCAGTCAAAAAGTTTCAATCAGCATTTCAATTGGAAATGTATCTTTCTAATGCTACCGAATATGGTGGCGAAAAAGAATTCTTCTCTAAATTTGGTTTAGAAATTAAAAATAATGTTCAAGTGATAGTTTCTAAGCGTGCCTTCTCACAAAGAGTTCCACAAAATACTTTTACCAGACCCCGTGAGGGCGATTTAATTTATATTCCGTTTCTTAATGGTACTGGTGAATTGTTTGAAATTAAATTTACAAATCAAACAAAAGACTTCTTTATGTTAGGTAGAAAAGTTCCATATTTCTATGAGTTAGAAATGGAGAAATTCAAATACTCACAAGAAATTATTTCTACTGGTGTTGCTGCTATTGATTCTGTTGTTACGGATTCTGCTTATACATTGCATCTGAATACAGGTGCAGGAACAGGAACATATGCAATCAACGAAATCGTATACCAATCTTCAGATTCAACATATGCAAACGCTGCTACTGTTGCTGTTGTTCAGTCCTGGATTCCTTCTTCTAACACACTTTCTGTGTCCAATATTGCCGGCCAATTTATTAACAATCAACTCATTATTGGACAATCTAGTAACGCAAGATACACATTGACTACATTTGATCCGTTAAATAATCCGGCTAATAAAGAAAATTATGATAATGCTTATATTCATTCTTCAGCAAATTCTATTATTGATTGGAGTGAAAGTAATCCGTTTGGTAACATTTAAAGTATAAATAAGTATAGGCCACGATATTATCAATATCCGCCTATTCTAACATTATACGAGAATGCCAGCATGAATATTTATTACACTTATGCTTATATAAGAAAAAATGGAACACCATATTATATTGGTAAAGGAAAAGAAAATCGAGCTTGGACTAACCATAAAATACACGGTATAATTACTCCAAAAAATAATAACAGAATAGTTATATTGGAATCCAATTTAACTGAGATTGGCGCTTTGGCTCTAGAAAGAAGAATGATTAAATGGTGGGGACGAAAAGATTTGGGTACCGGTATTTTATATAATAAAACAGAAGGTGGAGAAGGAACTTCAGGATATTCACATACAAAGTTATCAAAAATAATTATGAAAGAATATAAAATTAATAAACCTTTATGTAAAACCCATTGCAATAATATTTCAAAAAGTCTTATTGGTAATACCAGAGCTCTAGGTCATAAACACACAAAAGAAACTTTATTAAAAATTAGTAATTCAAATAAAGGTAAAAAAAGAAGTAAACAAGTAAAACAAAATATAAGCAATTCTTTAATAGGAAAAAATTATATTGATTTACATGGTGAAGAAAAAGCAAAAGAAATTAAAAATAAATTAAGTTTAAGTAAAAAAAATATGCCTCAAAAAACTTGTATACATTGTGGAGTCACAGGAAAAGGCAGTAATATGACCAGATATCATTTTAATAATTGTAAAAAGAAGATATAATGGCCAACACATATTATCCTCGTATCATTCGTAAACTCGTTGTAGGTTTTGGTAACCTATTTGACGATATTACTTTGGTGCGTTACAATCCAGACCAATCAGAAGCAGAACGTTTTATTGTTCCTATTGCTTATGCAACTAAAGAAAAGTATGTTCAGCGTTTAGAAGGTGATGCCAACTTAGATAAAAAAGTTCAGATGACTTTACCTCGTATGTCATTTGAAATGTCTGGTTTATCATACGATGCTTCTCGTAAACAAAATACCAATATTAAAAACTTTAGTAATGCTTCTGGTACTGTAAAATCTCAATATAATCCTGTTCCATATAATTTTGATTTTTCACTTTACGTTTATGTGCGTAATGTGGAAGATGGTACACAAATTATTGAACATATTCTTCCATACTTTACACCAGACTATACTATTAAATTAAACTTAATACCTGAGATGGGTATTATCAAAGAAGTGCCTGTTGTTCTTAACAGCACATCTTATGATGTAGAATATGAAGGCGTTAGAGATTCCGACCCACGATTAATTATTTGGACATTAAACTTTACAGTCAAAGGATTTATTTTTGGTGCTTCTAGTGGTCCTGTTAGTTTAATTAAAACTTCAATTACTAATATTCTTAATGATATTTCTGTTAATGATAATGTAGTTTTGAATACCGCCAATACTGGTGTAGGCCAATATCAAGTTGGTGAATTTGTCTATCAAGGTTACTCAATGAATACCGCAGTTGCTACAGGTAAAGTAGTTGCTTTCATTAATAATAAATTAACTTTAACAAATATTAATGGTAATTTTGTATCATCTCAACCTATTATTGGCCAAACAACTAATGCCAATTATGCCTTCACTTCTTATCAAGTTCAACCTTTGAATTATTCACAGATTGTTATTACGCCTAATCCAAATACGGCAAATGCCAATAGTGCTTATACATACACAGTCAATGTAGCTGAAACACCGCTGATATCAAACACTTATCCAAAAGTTTAAATTATGTTAATTGGCCAAGGCATTAAGATTGGTAGTGGAATAAACATCACTCCAGATGTAACTTCTGGTATTGTTACTAATGGATTAATTTTAAATCTTGATGCTGGAAATACATCAAGTTATCCCGGTTCTGGCACATCATGGACAGATTTAAGTGGCGCAGGAAATAATTTTTCATTTTCATCTGGTGATGCAACATTTACAAGTGCAGGTAATCAAAGTTATTTTTATTTTGGAAACATTGCAACAGGCGGTAATATATTACCAGCAACAGCATACACTAAAGTAGCAATATTTAAAGTTGCTGGTTCATATGCCAATATTATCTCTGGCGGAAATACAGGAAATGACCATGCGTTTTGGGGTGCCGGCACACAAACGTTACAATCAGGTCACAATGGTGCTTGGAGTACCATACAAGCGGCAGTTACTACTCCACTCAATCAATGGGTATTTGGTGCAGTAAGTTTCAATACATCAACCGGATGGAAATTGTATATTGGAACTCAAACACCAGTTACCAATTCTAGCACAAGCACATTTAGTCCTACTCCAGCAGGCGTAGAAATTGGTGGTTTCCAAGGCAACGCCAATAACATGAACGGTAGTGTGGGTGTTGCTTTGATATATAATAGAGTATTAAGTGATACTGAGATATATCAGATACGCACATACTATTCATCTAGATTTACCAACTTATATTAATATGAATGAATTGAATAAAAATTTATCCGAATTACTTGATGTGACACCGATACCAGAAGAAAAGAAAGAAAGACTTCCTACGGTATCTGCCAGTTATAATAAACCTGATATTGAATCAGACTTAACGGACGCATATCAACAATCTAAAGAGAACCTTCAAGGTATTATTGACCAAGGCCACGAAGCCATGGAGGAGATTCTCAACATCGCCAAAGCAGGACAACACCCAAGAGCATTTGAAGTCTACGGAACANTACTTAAAAATATGGTGGATGCAAACAANGANNTNNTAAACATCCAAAAACAAATGCGTGAGATGGACAAAAAGAAAGAAGTCAATAACACCACAATTGACAAAGCAATTTTTGTTGGTTCTACTGCTGACCTAGGTAAGTTACTCAAAGATAATGGCAAATAAACAAACCTATCGTGATAATTTATTACTCAAAAGAGTAGGAGTAAAACAAAGTTATACTCAAGAGCAGTTTGATGAGTATGTCAAATGTGCTCAGGATCCTATTTACTTTACCAAATACATTAAAATTATTACACTAGATGAAGGTCTAGTTCCATTTGAAATGTATGACTTTCAGAAGGACATGATAAGTAAATTCCATGAAAATCGTTTTGTTATTGTTAAATGTCCTCGTCAGGTCGGTAAAACTACTACTGCGGTTGCATATCTTCTTTGGACTATTCTTTTTAAAGATTCACAAACGATTGCGGTTCTTGCAAACCGTTCTAAAACTGCCATTGGTATTCTTGGTAAATTACAATTGGCCTATGAGAACCTTCCACAATGGATCCAGCAAGGCGTGGTTGAGTGGAACAAATCTCGTATAGAACTAGAGAACGGATCAGTTATTATTGCGGACTCGACTTCCTCCGCAGCGTCCCGTTCAGGATCTTTTAACATTGTATTCTTAGACGAATTTGCTTTCGTACCATCTAATATTGCCTCAGAGTTTATTACCTCAGTTTATCCTGTGATTACTGCTGGTACTAAAACCAAGATTCTGATGGTGTCTACCCCAAACGGTATGAATCTGTTCTACAAATATTGGAATGATGCGGTCAACAAGCGAAACAACTATGTTCCGTTTGAAATTCATTGGTCACAAGTTCCTGGTCGTGATGAAGATTGGAAAGAAGAAACGATTAAGAACACTTCTGAACATCAATTCAGACAAGAGTTTGAAACGGAATTCTTAGGTTCTACCAATACCCTTATTTCTGGAACAAAACTTCAACAGATGGCATATCAGCAACCTATCGCTGAGCATGAGATGTTGAAGATTTATAAACAACCAATCAAAGGTGATAAACCTCACCTGTATGGTATGTTCGTGGATGTGTCAGAAGGCAAAGGATTAGATTCTTCTACATTCTCGGTGATTGATTTAACTACAATGCCATATGAACAGGTGGCAACTTATAAGAGTTCTTCAGTTTCACCGCTATTGTTTCCAACTTATATTCACGATGCAGCTAGATTGTATAATGATGCGTATGTTTTAGTAGAAGTCAACAATACTCCACAGGTTGCCGATATTCTACACCAAGACCTTGAATACGAAAATTTATGGAAAATATTCACAGGTAATAAGAAACCACAACAACTTTCAGCTGGTTTTGCCAGAGGTGTTCAGATGGGTCTTAAAATGTCTACTCAGGTTAAGAGAATTGGTTGTTCTAACCTAAAAACATTGATTGAAGGTAATAAGTTAGTCATTAATGATTTTGATACTATTTCAGAATTGACTACTTTTGTTGCTAGCAAGAGTTCTTTTGCCGCTGAAGAAGATGCCAATGACGATATGGTGATGGGTTTGGTCATGTTCTCTTGGGCAACCACTCAGAAATACTTTAGAGAAATTGTGGCT